CATAACCATGTTGAGTGTCTGTACGGATAATTTTATTTCTTGCATATTAATTCCCTGTAGGTTGGTTAAGTTCAATGTATCGCAGTAATACCACGACCACGGAAATTATAATGCCCACTAACATCTGGTGAACAGGAGTCAGCGGGAAAACAAATAAGAAACCTTGGGCTACTGATAAAACCGCAATAAACAACGCCCAAAGGACGTGCTTGTCTTTTAATAGTGTGGTGAGTTGGTTCATATTCCTACCTTGGCTTTTAATGTGGCTATCTCTGTTGCTTGGGCTTGAATTAAAGCATTAAGTTGTTGAACTGCTCTAACCAAGTACGGGTCAAGATTTTTATTCAAGCCAAATAATGTGTCTGTTCCTGCTACTGCTTTTTCTTCTGGTGAAGCGGCATGAGTATTAACTTGGTCAGGCAATACTGTTTGATATTCTTGAGCAATAAATGATACATCTGCTCTTTTGCTAACAATGTAATCAAAAGATACTGGACGAAGTGCGAGAATTGGTGTTAACCCATCTGCAAGAGTAATTACATTTTCTTTAATACGAGCATCAGATGTAGTTGACCAAGTAGATGAATTATTACCTTGGTATACACCACCACCATTAGGTGAAATAAATCCTGTATTTGAACCTTTGCCAGAAGTAGAGCTATCTGAACTTGGTGCACAAACTACAATTTCACCAGAAACAGAGCCACTTGAACCTACTGCACCATAACCAACGTATGTATTTCCATTTCCAGTAGTGGGCAGTTGTGTTCCAGCATATTTACCTGCATTAGTTCCAAGAAATGTGTTTCTAGCGCCTGAAGTTACGCCATATCCAGCATTAGACCCAAATGCAGCATTATTGTCAGAAGTACTGTTATATAAAGAATTAGCTCCAACAGCCGTAATAGTTCCTCCTGTACTATTACTATATCCCGCGAGATACCCCATTGCTGTATTGAAAGATGCTGTGGTGTTGGCATAAAGAGATTGATGCCCAATAGCTGTGTTGTATCCACCTGTAGTGTTTTGAGTTAATGCAATATTTCCAACCGCCACATTTTGCACACCAGTTGTATTTGCATATAAAGGTTGGTATCCAATAGCAATTAATGGTTGTCCAGTAGTGTTGCTATACCCCGCTTGGTATCCTATGGCAGTATTGTTAGCACCTGTACTATTTGTATAAAGAGCTTGATAACCTATTGCTACGTTATAAGTGCCTGTCGTGCTATTAGCCGCCTGATACCCCAACGAGGTCGTATAAGGCGAAGCAGATTGGTTTAACCCTGTAAACGCAGTAGACTGTGTTGTTGAGTCACTAAACGTAATTGACGGGGCTGATCCCCCAATAACTGTTGTCATATTAAACTCCTACTTTGGCTTTAAGAGCCGTTACTTCTGCTGATAACTCTTGGATTGCTTTTACCATTGTGGGTATCATGTCACCCATTTTTAAACCAAGTTTTGTTTCTGTTTCGTTGTATTTAAAATTAGGGGTTAAATCAGGTAAAACTTCTTGCACTTCTTGAGAAATAAATCCTGCTATGTTTGTACCTTCATTTTTGTCTTGATCAAGCCAGTCAAACCTTCTAGGTTGAAGACGATTAATTTCTGCAAGACCTGTTTCTAAAGGTTTAATATTAGTCTTAAGTGATGCATCAGAAATAGCAGTAATAGAAGTTGATGTGGCATGAATAGTACCAGCAAGGTCAACATAAAATCTAAAAGCACTTGCCCCTGTTGAATATAAATTGTATGAACTTAATGCATTAGTTGAAGCTGCTAAGGTGGAGTTAACTGTTCCAGGTGCGGCACTTCCAGTACCTAATACGCTAAAACCAACTGATGTATAAGTTTGTGTTGTTTGTCCAACCAACAAATTACCAGAAGTGTCTAGAATTGCTTGAACACCACTATTTGTTCCTGTTGAAAAAGTAATCGCACCTCCGTCAGACATCATATTAAAGTTGCCGACATTGGAATACAGCCATGATTGACTTGCACCAATACCACGGAAAGAATAAGAAGAGCCTGTTAAATAACAACCAATAACAGTAGAATTTGCGCCATTTTTTATGTTTGTGCCGTCATAACTTGCAGATGAAGGAGATGTTGAAACATCCAATTTATAAGAAGGACTAGTTGTACCAATACCAACTTGCTGAGTATTATTTATAGTCAATGCAGTTGTAGCAACACCACCTGAAGTGGTCGTAGCTAGTTGTAAAGTTCCATCGTTACCAGCGGTATAGACTAAACCCGTTGTGCCACTTGACACGCCATTGTCCGCCTTGAGAATATTGGATGACATATTATGTTCCTTATGCTATGTTAGCCGCTTTTAATCTTGCTCTTAGGGATTGAACTTCTGCTACCAAATAAGCAATTAACTCTGGTTGTGATGCGTCAATCATTTGATAATCAGGAACAGTTCTTGTACCCATGACCGCAGGAGTTGTAATGTTCCCCATTGAATCTTTAACCGCAGGGGTTACTTCGTACTCTTCTTCTTTTGTTGCATTGGGTTGTCCAGTTACTGCTTTTGGTAATACTTCTTGAATCTCATCCGCAATAAATCCTGCATCGGCAGAGTTATCAGAAATCCAAGTAAATGATCTTGGTTTAAGGGAATCAATTATTGTTCCGCTATTTGTTAAATTAACAATGTTAGTTTTAAGTCTTCTGTCTGACGTTGTGTTATAAGTTGTGGTTGAACCATTAGTTGCAATTGTTCCTACGTTTCCATTTCCGTTTGTAAAATAAAAATGAGTATATGAAGTTGTTGCAGAACCTGATGAACTTTGAAAATAACCACCACCCATTAATTGCCCAGAAACTGATGAACTTGGGTTAGAAGTTGCACTAACTAATAATTGACCACTATTAGTTAGTGTCATTGCTTGGGTAAATGTAATAGCAGTATTTATTGTTCCTGATGGGGCTACAAACCATTGGTGTTGACCAGAAGTTTGCTTATATCTTGTTGCGTAATTAGTGGTTATGTAATAGTCGGCAGAACCATTAGTTTGCCAATTATCTGCAAGGTTTGTATTGCTACCGCCAGATGCAACTGCAAATACCCCAGTAGAACCTAATTGAACTGCTTTTCCAAAACTTGACCAACTTGCATAAGGAGTAACTCCTACACCCACGTTTTGAGCTGTATCTATTGTTACCGCAGTAGTCGTACCATTAGTTTGTAAAACTAGATTACCTGTTGTATCAGACGTATATATTAATCCTGTCGTTGTCGTTGTTCCTGCCGATATTTTGCTCATAGTATTACCATCCTTTGACCTGAACTAATTGTAAGGGTTGCTCCACTTGCTACACTATACGGGCCAACCATGATTGCATTTGATCCAGTAGGTATAGTGGCCGAAGTAGATGTTGTTGTAGACATCATTAGTAAACCATTAGAAGCCAGTACTTCAGGAGCTTGAAGTTGTCCAGTACTAGGTGTATACAGATAGTTTGCATTACTTGTATATACAGTTAGAGCAGTTCCAGAAGTTGAGCTTGCAAATAATGGATATCTTACGGATGCAGTACTTATATCGTTAGATATTGCTGCACCACCTACAGATGCCCATGCGCTTCCGTTATAGCCTTCAAATTGAGATGTTGTGGTGTTAAACCTTAACATACCTTGAACGCCAGTTGGTTCTTGAGCAGTAGTTCCTGCGGGAAGTGTAATTGCAGTTGTTAAACTAGAAAAGTTACCTATGTTGGATGCTTTTGAAGCCATCACCTGTACAGTACTGGAGTTATCTTTATAAAAAAGTAAACCATCAGTAATGTTAATAGCTAATTCAGAACCATTTGTATCATTAGTAAGATTGCTTGCAGATGGAACATGAGCAGTAGTCGAGCTACTATATAGTTGAACTTTTGAATATCCTGTTTGTGACATATTTAATCCTTAAAAGGTTCCCCCGCCAATTTCAGCTCCATTTAATGTTCCACCCGTAATTGCAACTGCATTTGCATTTTGAAGAGCCATTGTTCCGTAAGAAAATGTTGAAGATATTGCAAATAATCCAGGTGTTGACCATGTAATTGTAGGTGCATTGTTTAAAGATGATATTAAAGAAATAGACACCCAAACTTGTTGCAATGGATTTGTTGGAGGACTAGTTAACCATCCAGTAGGAGCAGTTCCAATATTCGTTTGAAAATTCCAAGAGCCTCCTGTTGGAGTTGCAGGTGCAGTAGCACTTACATAGTAAATAAACCATTGAAAATACGTTCCTCCAAATACAACTGCATTTCCATAAAGCCCATCAGATTGTTCTTGAGCAGTACCATAAAAGCTATTGGTCATCATTAGAATGTACCTCCGCCAATAGAAACCCCGTTTACATTACTAACTGTAGATCCAAGTGCATAAGCAGTTGATCCAAAAGTTATTGAGCTATTAGCCAAGTATGTATTAGCAATAGGTGTGGCATTCCATGTACCCGTTGTAATCGTTCCAAGCGTTACAAGGCTTGTAGAACCAGCTAAAGGTGATGCTCCTAAATTGGTTAAAGCACCAGATGCAGTTGTTGCTCCAGTTCCACCATAAAGTATTCCTACTGCATTTCCGTTCCATGTTCCGTTTGTATAAGATCCTGCCCAAGACAATGTGTTGGTTGACCAAGAAGCATTTGACGGAGGTAAATTATGAAAATCCCAAGTTCCCGCAGCTAATAAATTAGCTTGTAATATCAACTCAATAAATCCACCAGATTGAACTGTTGCAATAGTGGTTCCAGAATTGTTCTGTACAACAATAGTTCCAGAAGACTGATTATTATTAAATGTAAAAAATGCACCATTAGGCAAAGTGGTTGCATCTGGCAATTTAATAGTTTGTCCACCAGATCCAGTAATTAACCAATTTTGTACAGATGAAGCAACTAATACTATTGTTGTGCCAGTAACAGCTTGTGCAGTAAAACCTTCAAATAAACAATTTACAGTTAAGTTTTTATTGGCATCAAATACTGCAACACCATTAGCTACATTAACACCATAACTTGTAGACCAAGCAGATCCAGTTGAGTTTGGAATTCCTGCGCTTGGATAAACCATTGGAGCCGTATTGGCAATAGTTACCGCAGTACTGCCGTTATAAGATGAACCAGATAATCCAGTACCAATAGTCAAAGCATTTAAGTTTGATCCTAATGCAATACCTGATATGGTTGAGTTTGCTAGTTGAGAATTAGCAATATTACCTAATGTGCCTCCCAACGTCAAAGAACCACTAGATGAAACAGAACCTGTTAATGTTATTCCGTTTACAGAACCAGTTCCAGATACGCTAGTTACAGATCCAGTACCTTTACTGTTAAAAGTAGACCAATCTGTAGAACTTAAGTAACCATTGGTTGTTGCAGATGATTGAGATATGCTAATGGCAGGAGTATTTCCTCCACTAGAAGCTATTGGAGACGTTCCTGTAACGCTTGTAATGGTTCCTACGCTAGTACTACCACCTAAGCTAATAGCGTTGCCATTGATCGTTATAGAGCTATTGGTTAAAGAACTATTGGGTATAGCAGTTACTTTAGAACCCGCCAAAGAAGTAATCCACGCAGGATTTGAATAACTACCAGTTGTATATACGCCATTGGTAACTGTTCCTGCGTTACCTGTAACATTAATGCCCCAAGTGCCAGAAGCTCCTGTACCTGTGTAAGTAGGTGCTCCAACATCGGTATTTGTCAATACAACTGCGCCTGTATACCCGTTAACAGATGTTACTAAGTCTGTGTTGTCAATCTTTTCCCAAACTGAGCCGTTAAAGATTGCCCAATCGTTTGGTTGCCAATCGGTAATTCCGTTAAGGTTTGTTGTACCTGCAACGCTAACAATATAGTAATAACCATTAGTTCCTACAGAAGATGTCAGCGTAGGAGTGTTAGTGCTTGCATTCCAAGAACCTTGGTAAGACAAAGTACCTGTAATTGTTGTCCAGGTTGTATCGTAATCAGTATTACTATTTTTAACTAATGCTTGACCAGTTGTACCACCCGCCTGAACACCTGCACCTTTGGGTATGCCAAAGTTAAATACTGCCGAACCAGAAGTACCTGAATTAGTGACAGTAGCTGATGTGCCTGGCGCAATAGTTGTTGTTGTACCTACCGCAATCGTAGCCGCAGTCCCTTGAATACCCTGTGGTATGCCAAAGTTTAAAACTGCGTTATAGGTTGTTCCGCTATTACTTACAGTAGCAGGGCTTCCTGCTGACAAAGTGGTTGTTGTGCCGACCGCAACTTGACCTGCCGCACCTTGTTGATACCATAGCCCTGGATCTGACCAGGATAGCGTTGTAGGCGTTAATGACGATACAAAAGCTATTGATACCCAAACTTGATTAGATGGGCTTGCAGGCGGTGAATTAGACCATCCCGAAGGAGGAGTTCCTACGTTTGTTTGAAAGTTCCATGATCCGCCAGTAGGTGTTGCAGGTGCAGTAACACTTTGATAAAAAACAAAGTATTGAAATTGAATAACTTCAACTCCTGCATTTTGATTTCCATAAAGACTAGATGATGCCATTGTTGATCACCTAAAAGAATATCTATAATTTCTGGGTTGGAATTCTGAAGATAAATGTCTATCTCCACCACTCCAAAGATCTTTCATTGCCTGGTCTTCAATTAACCCATAAGCAGAATCAAAACGAGCATTCCATTTTTCAGATTCTTGTAGGTTTTTCTTTTTGTCGTAATAAACCGACAACACTTTGTACATATATCCCTCTGGGAATGTAGCCAATATAGCGTTGTTTTGCACAATAGGATTTAATGAATCTCCAGTTGGACCTAGCAAAAATGGGAATGATTTCACATAATAAGCAAGAATTGTTGTCCCGTTACCAGGATTAGGAGTAAACAAATAGTTAGGTCCTACTTCGGAAAAGTTAGCTCTAATAACCCTTGGAACACCAAAAGGTTTTACATACAACTGGTCAATCATTGACAAACGAATAATCTCTCTATCTCCAACCCTGTCGTAAATAATCCAAGGTCCAAACCCTGCATTTAATGTACCAGGCGGAACTTGTGAGCTAGGAGTTTGTTGAAAGAAAATAATAGGCCAATTCATGTCAGAAGGAATAGGAGCTAAACCATTTGCGCTTGTGACAACTGAAGATGGATTTACTGGGTCATAAGGATTACTCCTTAATGCAGGTAAATAAATTGTTCTAAATGACAATTCAGCAAATTGGATACAAAACTGAATATCAAGTGTAGATTGTGTTGGCAATTTAAGAATGCTTACTGGCAAACTAAATGCACCCCAAATAAGGTCAGGGTCAGATACAGTAATTGTTGTTGAATTTATCGCTAATACTGCGGTAAATGGACCTACAAACGTGGGTGAAATAAAGTCACCAACAAAAACAACGCTAGTGGCATCAGATGATGTTGTTATTACGCCAGTAGAAGGGTTGTATGCAGTAGCGTTAATGTTTTGATTAACAGGAATCGCACCTACCCATTGCGCCACTCTTGTAACGAGACTATTGGCTGATTGGATAAATAACGACATAAAACATCCTCATCGAGTAGGTATTATCGGATTGTAAGGCAATGGTATTTTTCCGCTTGGATGACAAACAAAATCTGAGTAATATTCGTTAACTATTGCGTAAAAAAGAATCTTGTCATCAAAGTCTTGCTTGATTAACTCCCAGGGACGATTATTAAACCATCTAGAACTTATTTCATGAGCAAAACACTTGGGTAAGTCCATAGCATGGAAAGTACCCGCAAAAAAAGGATTGGCAGTTCCGTGAATTTTGTAAAACTCCCGTCTTTCTTTACAGTTTTGTCTGATAGCATCTACGTTATGTTGCGTATATTGGACATATCGTCTGCCATCTTCAGCACCAATTTTGTAGTCGATACGATCAGTTTTGAATGTTTGACTCCAAGTGCCAGACTTAACATCATTAAACATTTGGTTATTTCGAGCTAAAACACCCTCAATACCTGCTTCTAGATTACCTTTCATGTAGTAATCTTCGTTAATCTTGGCTTCTTCGTTGTCTAAATTCAATTCCATATCTTCTCCAAAAAAAAGGGAGAGAACCCTTTTGGGATTCCCTCCAATCTCTCAACTAAATTAAGCGAGGTAACGCTGAACTTGGCTAGATGCTCTTGGTGTTGTGATTGGTGTGCCAGTTGTGATAGCAGCAAGAACTGCAACACCTGCTGGGTTACGCACAATCAATGTACCTTCCATGATGTACTGATCCAAAGAAGCATCTGCATTTGAGAATACTTCATTGTTTGGACCAAGTTCACGCAAAGAACCCCATTGAACAACATCAGGATTCAAGAAAAGAATCGCATTGTTGTTTGAACCTGTCTGATCCATGATCCAGTTGTCATCGATTTGGTATGTATAGTTGAAGTCACCTTCGTATGTACCAATTGTGTCGCCCTTGTCAGCAGGATTGAACCTGTTGATAGAACGTGACTGTGGAATGTTGTCAGAAATTGTAGTTCTGAGTGATGTAGGTACAACCATGTTAGTAATCTTAGCGTTGAAGCGTTGTTCAGCAGCAGTTACTAATTGTTTGTATAAAACAGGAGAGAAAGGTTGGTTAGTTTCGTTAGCACCAAATGAGAAATAGCCCAATCCTGCGTTAGACAACAAACCATTGAATGGTACGTTGGTGTTAGTTACAGTTGTTGTGTCTGTACCATCAGAAGCTGCCAAGTTCAATACTGAAACACCATCTGTGTCATTTCCTGAACGTGTACCTGCAAAAGCAAACAAAGAACCAAATCTACGTCCGTTGTTTGGTGATGCGCCTTGAGTTGCTGACTGTCCAGAGTACTTGATTGAAGCACCATCTGCACGAACCATTTGGAGTTCAACGTCAAACATGACCTCAGTTAATTGCTTAACTTCTTGATATGCTTGTGGATCTCCACCTGCTTGCTCAACTGCACGAGCAGTACCAGTTGCACCGATAACTGTTGTGAAGATTTGTGTGTAGTTACCAATGTTGGCACGAGTGTTAGATGCTGCCAAAGAAGAAGTAACTGCTGCACCTTCTAAGTTTGCATTAAGTGTAGGCTGACGGAAATAGTCATTAGGCCAAATGTGTAGCGTAGAGTTAATCTTACGCTTTTTGGACATTGCCATGTTAGTTGTTGGAGTACGATCTTTAACATAGTTAGAGACTGTTAAGTCCATATCTTTAACTACGATATCTGTTTGGTATGGTCCGTTACCATTACCTAGATTTGCTGATGTGATTTGTGCCATGATTTTATAGTCCTAAAAGGTTACTTACGTCTTTGTTTGTTAGTCGCAAGCATTGTTGCCAAAAGTTGCCTAGTTGCATTCTTATCGCCTTTATTAGCCGCCTGTTGAAGTCTCTCAGTCTCTGAAGAAGGTGAGGTTTTCGCTTTAGCTCCAGATTTGATACTAGCCGCTATCGAACCACCCACATTGCGAACTACTGGCTTTTCACGGAACTTCATTCCATCCCGTATCAAACCCAATAAAAACTCATCACTAGAGATCAAATCAATATTTGGAACCCCAGGAACAAGTGTTGCATTCGCACTTTTCCAATCCTTAGATAATTTATCTCTTAATTCCTCAAAATTAGCCCTGTTTGCCAGTTCTTTATCTGAGAAACTTTGCCTAGCTTTATCCAGATTCTGTTTAACATAATCTGCTCTGGCATTAAGAAACTCTTGTACCTTTGGACGATTTGTCTGGATGAACTTAGACTTGTCCTGAATAAGTTGATCATTTTGACGGATAGCTGCATCCGCTTCTGATTTCTCTAATTCAGTTTGTGCCCTTTCACGGATTTGCTTCCATTGTTGGTTATAGCCTTGAAGTGTAATTAGCTCATCTGCTGCTTCTTGCAACTGAGGAACCAATGTCATCTCAATACCAATTTGCAATCCGTCTAGTTCAGCCCTTCTTCTTGACTCATACTCTTCAAAATCAGCTTTTTCAGCTTTAAGTTTTCTAGAGTTTTCGTCTAAAGCACTTGTTTGCCCAAGGAGAGTAGCCGCCTTCTTTGCAGTTAATTCAACGAACCCGCCTTCTGCGTTTTTGTTCGGTATCCTTAACTTCATGTCAGGATTTTGCTCTGCAAATTCAAAAAAGTTTACTGGTTCGTTGTCTCCTGCGGAGGACTCCCCATCTTCTTGATCTACAGTTTCCTCAGTCTCACTTGTACTTTCTTCAGGTTCAACTTCCTCTTCGGGAGTAGCCTGTGGGGATTCAGCTAATGCTTCCTCTTGTCCACCTGGAGGCTCTTTACTGCCAATCACTTGAGGACTGTTCCGTCTATTAACGGCAATCATCTCAGCAATCTGTGCTTCTGGGCTTCCAGTTTGTTGCGAAACGGCCTCTTCGGTTACGTTTTCCATAGTTTATCCTATTTTCCTAAGTTGTTGCAATTCCTCTTTAAGACTTAAGCCTTTTGACTTAGCCTTTTCCAGCTCTCTCTCTAACTTCACATCAGAAAGTCTTTCCATGTATTCAGTCTTTTCTATGAAAGTAATGAAATCCCTAATTCCAATAAGATTATGAGAATACTCAATCTTTTCTTTATCTGTCTTGCAATCTTCAATTCTGTCCATGATGTAAAACCGATAAAGGTTGAACAACAATGCCAAATCGTTATTGGCTAATAATCTTTTTGCAGACTGTGCGTTTTCCGCAACAAGTACCCGTCTATGAGATGGTGCTTGGCTTTCTGTATCTTCTACCCTAGTTCTCCGATTAAAGTAATCGGTAATATTTCCAATCAAAGTCTTCATAAATCTCCTAGTCTATTCTTACGTCTTTAAGATTACCTTTTTTAGCCGCCATAGCATCAAACATATTGTCTACGTCCATCTGCTGAGTTTCTTTAACAATTTTGCCAGTCTTAGCCTGAACTTCTTGAGTAGTTGCCTGGTTAAGTTGTGCCTTAGATTGATGCAATTGATCTTCAGCAGAAGGAGGTGCTTTAGATTTAGCTTGAAGTATCTTCATTGCCTCTTCTAAAGTTGGTAAATAAGCATCAACGTGTCTTACACCCAATACTCTTAATGTATCTTCGTAAGGTCTTCTAGCTTTTTCAAACATCTCAGGCATATCAGGTGTCAACATCATCATTGCTTGTGCAAATTGTTGTTGTGCTTGAGTAATTAACTGTTGTCTAGTTAACCTATTCTCATCAGACATAAAACCTAAACCTAAATCAATATTAATCATCTTACGATCAATAAACTCATAGTTAGCCATTTTCTGTGCATCCAAGAATGGTCCACCTTTCTCAGAACATATGTGCGCCAACTGCTGAATTGAATAATCATCAGCATATTGGATCATTGTGTGCCAGACCAAATGAATCAAATCTTGTACGGCTATCGCACAGTTTTTAATTAACTCATCTTGGATCAATTGGTTTGGACCCATAGCAGTTTGTAGCTTGAATCCTGAATTACCATCCTTCATAACCTCTGGATTTAGAGAATCATTAGGATTGGTCATTCCAATCATAGCCATGTTGTCTTCTTTAAGCGACTGCATAGCAGACTCAACATAAGCGAGATTACCTTGTAAAGGAGCAAACTCATAAACGTGTTTAGCAGGATCAAACTTACGATCCAAAATAAACAATGCAGATACACCTCTTTGAATTTCTTCAGCATCTATAAACTCTGGGTTAACTCCCATTTTAGGAGTGGAGGCTTGCATTGCAAAAGACAATTCAGCACGTTTAATAGATGTTGCATACTCTTGGATAGGTACTAGACGTTCACCCAAAGAGTAACCAAAGAAGTTCCCAGTAATGGGCTTTGGACACATATTAGCCAAAGGAATGAAATCCACTTCCTTGACATACAAAATGTATGAACCTGAGTAACATACCTCAACAATCTCTTCTTCACCATCACCATCTACATCTTTCCTTAACCATGCAGTAGTTAACATAACTACTCTTGCATATCTATCTGCACCTTGTGAGGCAATAACACCTTGACCAGGAACTGGGGTTGAATCTCTAGCGTGAAGTGCTAAATCATTCTCTAATGCACCTGCTTGGTAAGCTCCCGCAGGACCATATGCTGCGTGATCAGCAAACTCTTCCATGTCAATAAAAGGATACTGAACCTTAGCTTCATGGATGGTCATTGGTTCATAAAAACCCACAAAATCTTGATACATGATCTGTGGGATTGTTGGATTACAAACAAAATAATGTTGTGCAACGTGTTTAATACGAATATTTGTCTTTGTGCCTGACAACTTATATTTGGCACGATAAACAGTATTATTCCTTATTGCTTCATTGAGTTCTGCGCCTGGATCAACCTCTTGTTCTGCCTCTTGCTCATCTCCAGGTTGCATAGCCTCCATCATGGCTTGTTGTAAATTTACATCAACCTTACGCATCTCTTGTCTAAGAGGTTTTAACCCTTTTTGAGCTGCTTCTATCTCAAATACTTTGAGTTGATCCCTAGTGCCTGTTACTTCTTTGTATTGAATGATGTTTTCTCTAACAGGCATAACCATCACAATACCATTCTTGTGCAATAAGGCATCTTGTGCCCAATCACGAATGGTCATGTAAGAATTATTTTTGTTATTTAAGAAATACTTAACCATATCTGTTGCTTGTTCAGCACCATCTTGGTCAGATTCGTCAAATCTTTCAAATTCAAAGTTTACTTTACCATCTGGCATCAAACATTTTGTAATTACCGCAGTTGCATAGTCAATTCCTGGGGTAACAATAGGATGGATGTAATCTAAACCCCTAATTGGCTCTGTAGATTCAGATACTGGAATGTTTAAATAGTGATAATCAGTAAATCTGTTGTAAGTATTTTTAGCTTGAGTAAGCCTTAAGTAGTCAACCATTTTCATATATGCTTCATGGCATACTTTCTCAGCAATACCACGATTGCCAGAGGGTGAGGCTAAGTTTTCAACTACTAAATTTTGTTTAAATAACATATTTAACCTTTAGATTCTTTGCATTTTGCCTTCAACGACAGGGATTCTTCTTGCCTCAAACGTATTCGCTCTGCTAACTACGGATTCTCCATGTCCTTGAATTAATGCCAATATTCCTATTCTTGCTGAATCTATATGATCATCAGGATCACTAAATCTTCCCATTTCGTCAATAGCGTAGTTTCTAGCTTCATCAAGGAATTCTTTACAACTTTCGTTTACCAAAAGTGTTTTACGCTCCATCATAAGCCTCATTATATTGATTCCGTAGGCTTTGTGGTTAGTTACCTTACCTTGATCATTAACGGGGTTTAAAATTGCGCCTGAAATGCAGTTAAGCCCGTATGAATCTTCAAATACTTCCCTAACGCTTTGCTCTGTAAGAGTATATCGTCCTGCCGTTGCTGCATCGTGAGGTAAAGCAATTGGTACTCCTTTGGATTCTCTATCAAGCAAGTAGTGAACGTATTCATCTGGAGTTTCCCCAGACGGGATTTTGATTTGCCTGTGTAGGTAAATAATTTCGTTGATAGGATCTCTAAAAAAGAACGAGATAACTGTCGGGTCATTCTTAATTCCCAAGTCAAAACTGATTAATCTTTCTAATACCTCATTATTACGCAAATCATGGTCTGTAGCTTTATAAATAGGCCACTCAAGTAAGGGAAACACAACTCCTTTGCCCATTAAAGGAATGCCATTCATACGACATTCCCTTTCCCAAGGCATAAAGTCTCTGGCTAGTTGTTCACGCTCCTCCAAACTAAAAAACGGCTCTCCCCATTCGTTGACAAAGGGAACATCATCCCAAGTGACTCGAACATGAGCATATCCGTCAACTTCGTCCCAGAACTTTCTGACCAAGCCTGACATACCTTTAAGCGGAGTGAACGAGCAAATAACCTGTCCATTTCTTGAAGCTGTTCTAACGACAAGCTCAGAAAAGGTTTCGTCTGGCGGTTGTTCGTCAAGTACCACCAAATCAAGCTCAAATCCTTGTAAATGACGTACTTGTTGTGTGTAGTTGGAGAAATATAACTTGCTTTTACCACCCGTAGAATGCCATACTTCCATAGCAAGCACGTTTTGACCATCTGAACGGATAGATTTAACGTCAATACATTCTCTAGGTATAGACCCAGAACCCAAGCGATAACTTTGTTTAATGTCATCGCAACCCAATAGCTTACTCTGTAGTGTTTTTGCAACTTGTTCCCAGGATTCACCTGCACACATAGCAATGATAGGGGACTCATATATCTTTCCTTTCCAATGCGGGGGATATCTTCCAGTTAAATGAAATGCAGTCTCATAGGTAGAAGCAATGGTTTTACCAGCTCTGTTGGCAGCAATCATTCCCCTGCGACTGAATGTTCTACCTAAATCAAAGAATTTAGTTTGATAACCAAAAGGCTTAAACCATTTCATTTGGTTGTATTGCATATCTTCAGCAATTTTGTCTGCTGCAATACGCATTACATTGAGTTGATCTTTGTCTAACTCTTTTAGTTTCTTTTTACCACCCGCTAGGTTAATTAGATGCTTTAATGCTCTAGTTTTATATAGGGGTAGTACATAATTACTGGCTTCACTTTTTGCCATACTTATCCCTAATATCTAGGAATATTTCTGCTGACATAGCAAGGTAATGAATCTCAAGCGCAGACATTGTACCTATTTCTTTTTTAAGAAATTCAAAAATTTTACGGGCACAAAACTCCGCTTGATTACCCAAACGATTGTTAAAGTCTTCAGGGTCGTATTTCTCTATCAAGCCCAAGGATCAGCAATGTTCTTGGCAGAGACTGATTCAATGTTTTTATCAATCAAAGGCCAAATGTTTGCACCTTTTTCGCCAGTACAGTACATATATAAACCTCTGCCCTTTTCGGTCATAGATCCATCTTGTCTGCGTAACATGATTTCTTCTGTTCTTGGATCATCCCAAGAATATCTTTCAGGTACTGTTTGCCCGTACTTATTGATTCTTTCGCCTACTGCAACCATTTCAGTTGGACCCATAATCTGATATGTAATTACTCCATTATCATATTTACGGAACATAATCTGCACTTTCTTATCTGACTGCGGATGAGTCGGATGAGGCATATTAGTTGCATTGAAATGATGAATTTCAGATTCTTCTGGGGGAAGACTATCGCTCCTTGGAGGAGGAAATGGTTTCTTTTCATCAATAGGAATAATGTCTTTCTTATCTACATACGGATTGTCTGTAGTAATAAAGTCTTGAGGTACTTTCTTTCCCTCTAAAGCATTCTTTGCTGCTAAATATTGTTCTTCTTTTGGTTTACCAATAAGATCAAGTGCAAGACCTGTTTTATCGTAAACAAATTGAGATAATTCTTTAGCCGTAAGTAAATCAGCCTTTAAGGCATCAATATCATAAACATCCATTTCTATTCCCTTTATAAAACTTACTCTTTACGCATTTCTGCTTCGTACTTCTCTTTAGCTCTATCAGCATGATGATGTGCTAATTCGTTGTGCTCTTCAAGTCTTTCTTTCTCTGCATACCCTTGACCCATCCAAGATGCTGAATGGTGTGCATGATGTGCGCCTAAATGTTCATGTTGTTTGCTTGCAGACTTAGTTAACTTATGAGCTAAGGCAGATGCTTCCTCAAAATGTTTACCACTTGCAGACTTATCATCTTCTTGGTTGTAGTCATTACCTATTGCTTTTTTTGGCTTTTCTTTAGAAGGAGGAATTGCACCACCCATAGATCCAAAGAATGAATTGATTTTGTCTTGTGGTTTCATTTAGGTTGTAACCTTGCTTTATCTTTAGCAATTGTAAAAGATACTTTAGACCCTTTACGACCTGCATTAACATTGTTCATGTGTGGATCAGAGAAATCTTCGTATGCCAAAGCCTTATTGGCTCTTTTAGCAATAGATTCTCCGTGGGCATGATCTTCAGCAAAACCTTCTAACTTATTGTTAATAGATTTACTAACACCCTTAGACATTTGTTTACCACCGCTGATTACTTTTCCGTAGTTCATAGTAATCTCACTTTAGGAAGTTAGTACGATCTGAGTTCATGTAACCATCATTATGAATCTTTCCATCATAAGGGGTTGGCTTGTGTAGCATTACTTTTTGGTGTCTACCATTTACAACATTAGTGTTACCTGCACTAGGAGCAGCTTGATGCCCTTTCTCATAGTGAGTAGAACCTTTTTTAATAGTAACGGCAGTTGCGCCAGTATCATGGCTCATGTGTACAGTGTTGTCTAAGCCACGCTTGACTGCGTGTTGTTTCATCAGCGTAGGAGCTTTATTACCAGAAGTGTAATTACTCATTTCTTTCCTTTAGGTTTACGTTTAGCTTCTGCCTCACGCTTTACCGAATACGCAATGGCAAGGGCTTGAGACTCTTTTTTACCCGCTTCTCTTTCTTTAGCTACGTTTTTACCAAAAGCAGCCTTAGACTTTGATTTGATTAATGGCATTTATTTTACCTTAGATAAAGATTCCATGAAAGCATCTAATGCACCATCAACGTCAGTTTCTTCTTTTTGGGTGACGTTTTGTACATAGTCTACAGTAATTACAGGTGCTCTGCTAGATTCGTAGGAAGCCATCTTATCGGCTATCCTGGCCTTATCTTTGATATCTAGCTCATCACTCTGCATTGCTTCTATAAGGATCTCCATAGCCGTTTTAAGAGGCGGTAATCCTTTTTCTATTCTTTCAATATTTAGTTTATTAAACAAAGCACCATATTCTGTAGCCTTGTTAACAACAGAATCTGCCTTTTTAGCAGTCTTAGTTGTTGGCAATTTCGATACCTTTGATACCATTTAAACCCTCCTTAGTTCTAATCCAAGCATAACTACCTGACACCTTAAATCCTCTTTTTTCGTGAATTCTCATAAATCCTGAGTAATCAGAACGTATAGAAGTACTACAAACAACAGGAATACCATTTTGATAAGCCCAGAGAATATGTTGATCAATCATAGCATTAATTAACTTAACCCGTGTCTTTGCAGGTAGGGCTAGGTCAACGTGGTGAAACTTAGCATTTGAGATCTCTTCATTAGAATATGTTGTATATCCGTAACGATCAAACCAACAGAATCCCAGTAGTTTGTCAGAGAATTCCCCAGTACCACTAATATTACCAACCCTTGCAACCGCTAAGAATTCCTTAGATCTATCAAAGATTTGTACTGTACTGGCAACAGTAACATTCTTTCTGAAAATGTATCTTTCCGTAGTCAATAAATCCTTTACTTCATCTCCAAATATATTGTCTGCCATATTAACAATATCTTCTACATCATGTAGGGGATGTGCCAAGCTCCATTCAATTTCCATATCTACCTCCTTTTTATTTAGTATACCAAATGTAATAAACCTATGATATAAACGACAGTTAATTCTTTACTTTAGGTTTATATGATAAAACATACTGACGAAGAAATCATCGAAGCATTTCAAAAACATGGAAGTGCTAAAGCAGTTGCAAGGTTCTTGAAAATAGATTTAAGAAATCTAGTCAGAAGAAAACAAAGAATGGAAGAAAAGGGGTTTGTAATCCCAACTGGTCATGTAGATTATCATAAGATAGAAAGAAAGATAGACCTTGGCATCCTCAATGGATCAGTTGTAGTATTCTCGGATGCTCATTTCTGGCCTGGCATCCGCACTACTGCATTTAAAGGTTTACTATGGGCAATATCCACATTAGCACCTAAAGCAGTTATAGCAAACGGGGATGTATTTGATGGATCAAGTTGTAGCACTCATAAATCAATTATGTGGGGGTCAGGCAGAGAACCTTCAGTTGTAGAAGAATTAAAAGCCTGTTCTGCATCAATGGGTGAAATAGAAGAAGTTGCTAAAGCCGTAAGACATAACGTACATTTGTATTGGAGCTTTGGTAATCATGATGCTAGGTTTTCTACCTATTTGTCGTCCCATGCTCCAATGTATGAAAAGGTTGCTGGATTTAATCTAAAAGATCATTTCCCATCTTGGAAACCCTGTTGGTCAGTATGGTTAAATGAGTCTGTAATCGTCAAACACAGAAACAAAGGGGGAATACACGCTACCCACAATAATACGGCAACAAGCGGTGTTAGCATGGTTACAGGGCATCTACACTCACTTAAAGTAACACCCTATACCGACTATAACGGAATCAGGTATGGAGTCGATACAGGCACTTTAGCAGACATCTACGGACCACAGTTTGATTATGTTGAACAAAACCCTGTCAACTGGAGATCAGGGTTTGCCATTCTCACCTTTAAAAATGGTGTCATGTTAATGCCCGAGCTAGTCATGGTGCATACCAAAGACACTATCCAGTTCCGAGGTGAAGTTATTAATGTAAAGCAATACTAGACACAAAGTAACACATTAAGTAACCTAGCGGGGATTCTCACCCCGACCTTCCCTTTATCAATGGGATATTCTAAATATTAAATTACAAGGTTAATTACTCTTCGTAATAGCAAATGTCATCAGAAGTCTGTTCATCAGCTTCATCATACTCACACTCAACCCAGTCATCTGACTCTTCGTCAAACCAGTACTCTACCCCATCCTCATCCACACAATACCATACACCCTCATCTTCATCAAAGTAAAGACCCTCTTCATCATAACAAGACTCTACCTCTTCAACAGTAATAGTAAATACCAACATATCCCATCTCCGTATTAGTCTGGCAATATCGCCAATCCAAAGTATCTCCCATCTTTGTGACAATTACTAGTACTTAACCATAAACCTCCAGGTTAAAAATTTCTATACACAAACCAACCTATACGTTTCTATAGTTAGTTAACCTAAACTTTACTAAATAAATTTGGGAATGAGGGAGTGGGCCCCCCCCTCTCTTTAGTAGATTCCTTCCTACCCCCCTTCACTTGATCTTGGGTGAGGGATTACTTAACCTGGGGGATGGGGTCTATGACTTAGAGTAATTATGTTTATTGTGATTAGGTTTACTAATGGAACTAAGCGGACAATGTATGTTGTCTCTCTCCTTGTATATAGAGCATACTGATACACAAGGGTTTTCTATTGTTCGGGCTATATAAGTAACACTAATAGCTCATAAGTGGTTTATTTGTGCGATTAACGAACAATTATTAAATGTCCATTGAATTGATTGATTATTGGATATATTTAGATTAGCTATTGTTTATCCTTATAGTGTGTTTTATCTAACATTTATTATTCTATTAACTAATATATTGTTAGATAGGGTTTATCTATCAAGGTTTAAGGTTTAATAAATATATATGTAGATATATTAGGGTTTGTACTAGTTAACCTTTTAAGTGTGAGACGTTATATTACATACATAGCTATTTTGCTATTTAACTATTTAAAGGGTTTGATTATGATTTATATGGATCTATTTATTATTAGTTCACTATTAGTAGTGGTGTTTGTATCTGGTATTTTATATATCAGAGCTAAGTATTTAGGTTATTAATTAAAAGGGTTTACTATGATTGATCAATTTAATTTAATAGATAAAAAGCTATCTAATGACCAAATAAGAGAATTATTTGATTCTCACTTAAACATGACGTTAAAAGATTTATCTAATTTAACGGGTTTAAGTATTGCAGCACTTAAGAAAATAATTTTAGGTTAATTAAAGGAATATAGATTATGAATACAGTATTAACACCGATTGGAGAGATGATAATTGAATCATATGGAACCAGGGGAATAGCTTACGATTATCATTATCAATTCACTAGGGTTAGCTCCAATTCTAAAATTGGGCCTATTCCCTGCACAGTAACCGAGAAAAGATCTTGTCCCGATAGTTGCCCGTTAAAAGATAAAAACGGCTGCTATGCCGATTTAGGGCCTGTGGGCTGGAATTGGGATAAGGTTAGTAAAGGAGAAAGAGGCATTACATGGCCTGAATTAATTATTAATATTAAATCATTACCTGATGAACAATTGTGGCGACATGATATAGCAGGAGATCTACCGGGCGAAAATGAGTTAATAGATCCGGTTTTATTGGGTGAGCTGGTTCAAGCTAATCTATTTAAAAAAGGGTTTACTTATACTCACAAGGTTAAATTAGCTTCTAATATCCATTGGATAAGGCAAGCTAATAAGTGTGGTTTTACAGTTAACCTAAGCGCCAATGACTATGATGATGCCGATAGATTAAAAGCATTAAAAGCCGGGCCTGTAGTTACTCTTCAAGCTATTGACGCACCTAGAAAAGATATAACAGCAGCGGGTAATACTGTTATCACTTGCCCGGCTACTTATAAGGACAATGTTAATTGTTCCAATTGTCAACTATGCCAGATATCCGATAGGGCGGTTATTATCGGTTTTCCGGCTCATGGTGCACAAAAGAATAAGGTTAATAATATGTTGAAAAATATTCAAATAGTTAAGGGTTAAATTATGCTTAAAAGAGAATATTTAATTGAAATAATATTAAAAGAATTTGAAAACGATTTATTGTCTATTGTTGAACCAGTAAACAGAAAAGAATTAGAAGATTTAGATTTTGATCAATTGTGCGATATTGCCGATAATTTGGAGATACTATGAATGAATTAAGAATTGGATCTATAGGTGTAAATAAAAATTACGATGATGCAAAATTGTCTGTAGTTACTAAAATTTTAAATAATATTGTTTTCTACCATTACATAGAAAACCCATTTTATATTTTCTTTTGTGAAGATATAGATTATTGGGTTTTAATGTAATATTTTAAAATTCAATTTAACGGGTTTAATTACCCGTTTTTTTGAACCTATTAACGAAGTGAGTGCTCACTTATATTACATTAAAATCTAGGGTTATTATTTAAAATAATTGGAATAATTTAACTATAAACTGTGTTTTAACCTATTAATTCAATCATAAACATAAACCGATTAAAACGACCTATAAACGATTTAAAACGATTAGACTACCTGAGTATAGGTTAACTATTTAAAACGATTTTAGGGCGTTTAAATGATTCTAATTAAAATTCAATCTAATTATTAAGAAAAACTCTTTTTTTATTCTTTTTTTAAATGATTTAAATTGATGTAAGTATATGATTTTATTAGCTTTTTTCTATTTAAAATATTTTTCTTTTAAGAATTTAATAATTTTTGAAAACAAAAGTAATATCTGTCCCCAATTTAATCAAAAAAACATTATTTTTGACATTTAGACCCCCCCCTTAAAAATATACCCCCCCATCAATTTTTTACACTACCTCTAAATATTTCAAAACTCTTTCTGTTGCATCCCGTTTCCAAGGCTTTTGCAATGGATCTTCATAGATTTTCTTCCATTCATAAACCTGGTAAGGCCACCTATCATCAAAATGAGCATTCTTTTCTACCTTAGATCCCTTTCCCTGGTCTAACCACGAATGACACCGAATACAAGCCCAGATTGAATAACAATCTTCTGCCTTTAATCCCCTGCCTTTCCCGTGGGTTAATTGATTTGAGTGTGCTGCAACTGTTGTTTCGCTTTCTCCCAGGCAATTATCTAGGGCTTGGAGTACACAGGGTTGGTTTTCTGCAAGTTTGAGTAGGTCTGGGTCTCTGTACATGAACTAATTCCTAGTTGAATCTCTTCTGATCTTATTTGTCTGTCTATATAGGTTCTTAACCATTTTGAACCTCCCATGTCATTTACAAATTCTTTTTGTTTGTTAGTGAGTCTAATAGTTAATGTTGATTGTTTAGTTATTTCGGATTTATGTCTTGGCATATTGTCCCCTTGCACGAATAGCTTTAGCAATTGATACTTCAGGCTCATCTCTGTCGTAACTGCTTATGTTTTCAGCAACTTTGGCACATTCTTCACGTTCTTTTTCAGCTACCAGTTTGGCAAAACCTTCAAGTGCTTCAAAATAAGTACCATCAGGATATGGTCGTATACCAAACAATCCGCATCGTTGGGCCATATCAATTATTTCTTCTTTAATCATCATTTTTTTCCATTGCATCAATAATTAACTGTTGCCTTACTAACTCTACGCATCCAATAACTGTTGCCATGTAAAGTGTTTCATCGTACTTGTGAATTAGTTCTAGCATTTCGTCAATAAGACCATCCGCTAATTTGCCTTGGCTAAGATTCATACATCAATCCTTGCTCAAATGTCATTCGCAATACCTAATCATTATGTAAATACAAAACAATATCGAGGATATTGCTGCGGTGTTCATAGCCAGTTCAATCAATATTTTCATATTCCTGCCTTCATCTCTGCACGTTTACTATACTCTTGAACCTTCCAAACCTCTATCCTAGCCTTGGCAGCATCCAACATCATCTTTAAATACTCTTCTTCAATAGTGTATTTCTTGATTTCTTCTATCTTTTCAATGTATGTATCATGGCTGAGTGCGTAGGCTTCCTTTGAGGCTACGCTTCCCGATTCTTCGTTCATTAAAATTGCTTTTACTGTCTTCAGTAAATGTTCCGACTCGATTCTGCTTCCCTTGGCTATCGAGTATTGATTCGCATGATCCATTATGTAAGCTATTGCTTTGTGTGGATCTATTGTTTCGATTGTTTCGTCCAAAGATGTTCTCCCAGTTCTTTTCAAATGTTTCTAAATCAACTTCACTTGGTCTGCGACCAGATCCTTTGCTCATTATTTCTCCCTTTCTTCCATCATTGCATCTGCTATTTCATATGCGTACTCAACTCCTTTTTTTACTCCCAAACCTTGAAAAGCAATTGATTCCATAGCCAAACCTTGCATAGCTAACCCTGCAAACCAATCTCTTAAATCCATACCAGGTTGACCTCCAATAATTAAACCATCACCATTTGTAAATATTCCGTTTGGAAATGCTTTCATTTTCATTTATTTCTCCAAGAATGTTTTAGTTAATTGAATAAAGTTAACCAATCTTCTAGGATCTCTAGAATCCATCGACTCTAACAACCCTTTCAGTAACTCTTTCGAGGTTATAAGATCGTTTGATAGGTTTCTTAGGTGTTGCTCGAAATCCGTCTGGCTCACCTTGATACTTTTGTTTCCTGTTACTGATTTTGATATCAGGTCTGCATGAATGCTCATAAGTCTCTCCTAGTTCATTAAACAATGTTGAACAGGTTGAACACCTGTAAAACTTCTTACTTCTATTTCTAATCGTTTCTATCATAAGTGCATATCCAAATATTTCTGAATTGCTTGTTGGGGTCTCACTTCTTGCGTAATCTCATATAGTAATCTTTTCTGCAAAGGGTTAAGGGTTATATACACTCTTCGTAAATCATCCTTTGGAGGCCTGCCTGAGCCAGGACGTTTACCTCCTTTTGCTAATTTGTGACCCTTTTCAAAGCGCATTTTTCTTTTTTAATTTAGCTTCAATGGCATTAGCAAAATCAAATACACCATTGGTTATATTTTTTCCAATACCAGGCTCAGCATCAAAAACTGCAAACCATTCGACTGATATTTCTTCATGTGTCAAACCTATCCATTCAGGCTTAACATATTTTTCAGCGCAAGCAAGGCAATACAACGCATAACCACCACCAACCCCACATTCATCGCATCCTTTAGTCATGTGTTTTTCCTTTTTAGCAACCCTTCTATTGCTTTTGCTAATTTAGTTGGAAAACCTGCGTTTTTTATTACCAAATCAACAATTTGCTCATTTGTCAACCCTACCCATTCTTTAGTTTGTGGTGTTGTGTAGAGAGGTATTTTTGGCAAATTAACTACTGTTGGCGTTTCCCAAGATGTGTATTTAGCCCACTCAAGTTTTCTTTGTTCAACATTAATATATGCCACAGGCTCGTCTTGCTCTTGCTTTAGTTGTAATGGTAATTTTGGTTTAATGTAATAATATTTCCAACCAGCAGGAATTTCTACACCTTTACCAATTCCAGCCAATACTTCGTATTCTTGCTCTTGCTCTTGCTTTAGTGCTTCCACAATCGTACGCACCAAGCCTTCACTAAAATGCTCACACAATAATTTAATTGCTTCTTCTTTAGTCATTCTTGTCCCCTTGCTCGTATCCAATCACGAAAATGAAAATATTGCGGAGGTATCAATTCAGCACACGCCTCACGTTCTTTTTCTGCTATTAGTTTGGCAAAATCTTCAAGTGCTTCAGAATAAGTACCATCAGGATATGGTCGTATACCAAACAATCCGCATCGTTGGGCCATCTCAATTATTTCTTCTTTAGTCATACAACTTCTACTCAAAATCTTCTTGTACAGTAACTTCTATATAACCTAGTTTACTATACTTTTTACACATAGTTAACCGAATTATTTGATTGTCGTCTAAATACACCACCTCATTCATTGCATCTAGTATTGCTTTAGCAAGATTATCAACATCAGGTTTCTTTGTATGCTTTACAGATCCATTTAAATAGCCTTCTAATAGTTTTTTAGGGGTACTTTTGGGTATTGGCATACCAAACTCTAAATTTACTTTTACAGGGCTTTCTAAAGGCTCAGAGCTACCCATTGCCAAGACTGCATGATCTTTGATTATTTCCTCATAAACCCTGGTTTTAGTAGGAGTGTAAGTAGATACAAAGTTACCTCTTTTGGCATACCTTGGTCTACCCTTTGCAACAGGGTTTATATCAACTCTAAAGTGGACAATGAAAGTCATTAAAAACACCTTCCATTTGAAACTTAAAATCTTCTAATCTTTTGTAATACTGTTTGTCAAATTCAACATCAATAGCATCTTGCATTTCTAGGGTATCAATTGCTTTCTCTATCAATTTCCATTTATGTGTACTGCTCTCACTCAGGTGATCTCTTAATGTTTTGATCGCTATTTGCTTGTTCATCTTTTAATCTTTCAATTTTTAGTTTAACTCTTTCACCCATTCCAGCAAATAGTTTACTTTCTTTTTGTTTCTGACTCACGGCAAATCTAATGTATTCAATCCACCCTGGTTTAATAGCTAATTCTGCGTATTTCCATTCCAACTTTTCCATCTCTTCCTCAAATATCATCTTTGATCCTCAATGCTTCTTTAGCAAATGTTAAACAAATAGGTCTTACTTGGATTCCTTGCTCTACCTTTTTTAATATATCTCTAGCCCATTGTTTACCATCATGAAAGGTTTGTTCTTTTGATTCTTTGTAAATAGGAGAACACATCTTAGCAAAGGTCTTAGCATCAGGTAATTCACCTTTTAAATTATTTAATCCAAACTTTATAAAATCTAATCTATCTTTAAATGTAGATAACTCTACTCTCCACTCTTCTTTATTTAAATTTTTAGTATCAAACCCTTTCTCTTCAAATCTAATAAACAACCTTTCTATAACTTTCATTTCCATTGAATGCCCCCAGACACAACCCCAAGTAAGAAACAACCTAAAGCAAAAATCAAAACAGCAATAATTTCAAATATTTTTTCTTTAATTTGTTTATATCTTTTTTCTTTGAAATCTCTATAACTTTCTATGTTATCAATCTTTCTTTCAAGAACACCTGCAAATCTCTCTAATCCCAATATTTTCTCTTCAGTTAAATGTGCATTAAACTTTGAATTCTCAAGTACTTGCAACCTACTGTTTATAGTATCAATTGACTTTACTAATTGAACTAATGACTCTGTATCCATTTCCATATCTAAACTCCTTAATATATATAACTATGCTTTTTGGTGGACGAACCTAGCCTTTCCTAGACAAAGGTTCGTCTTTCCTTCCATTCTGCTTTTCGGAGCCACAGAACCCGACAGTCTTGCGATGCTAGGGCACTATCTTCGCCACCCCTTTGCGTATCTCAGCATCTTCCCCACAGTACGCTTATCCCCTCACTCCTGCGGTTACGTCCCACAAGTGAAGCGGTTAGTGAAGCACAAATGAAAAAACCACTTAAGTTAAGTACCCTGGTTGCAATCCCCAGGAACCCCCAAGGACAGGATACTTATTTAAGTGGTCTAAAACAATTGGTTGCAACGCCAACGTCTTCAGTATATACGATTAAGCAAGTATTTCTACTTTATCTTCAACTTTTTCTTCAATTGGTTCAAACCATTCAGGTTTAAGTAACATTAAAGATTTAATTCTTTGTGCAGGTACTTTGTTTTTCTTTTTCCATTTGTATGCAGCAACAACAGATAAACCTAGTATCTTTGCTACTTTATACATAGAACCTGCTCTCTTCTCTAACTCTTCAATACTGATATTGTCTATTTTCTTTGTCATCTATTTCTCCTAAAAGATTTACTATACCATATTTACTAAACCAATTAAGATTAGCGTTTAAAGACTAATAAAGTATTAATTACAATTATTTTTATTACATTGTTGTAATTTGGTTAAATATTTACAACATACTATTGATTTAGTTAACCAATATAGTAAACTTCTTACATCAACAAGTAGTTGATTAACTTTTAAGGAGTCCACAAATGAGTAAGTTAAGAATAGATTATAGAGATCAGTATGTAGAGGTTTACTTTACTTATGACGCAGGTCAGGTAGGGTCAACAGATAGCTATGGTGCTAAGTATGAACCTGATTATTCAGAGTCAATTGATATTTATGAGGTTGTTTACCAAGGTGTAGACATTAGTCTAATCCTATCCGAAGAGGATATGCTAGAAATTGAGAATTTAGTCTGGGAAAAGATTAAGCAATCACAAAATGAATATGATGGTGAATAACATGAGTATCAAAGACGAAGTAGATGCGTATAGAGAAGGCTTTGCGGATGGTAAACAATTTGTACTAGACATGATTGCTCAAAGTACTAAACATAAGTTTGAAGATATAGCAGATTTAATAATATGGATTAGACAACAGAAGGAGTCCCAAAATGAAGTTAAATAATCGTAATGTTATAGACGTAGAAATAGATGGTGTTGATTCAAGAGATTACCCAGATTTCTGTGATTCATACTTTTGTTATGCAATCTGGGAAGACACCAAAGAAGAGTTAACTGACGAAGAGTTAATTAAACTAACACAAGAGTGTGGTGATGAACTCAATGAGATGGCTCACGAACATTACAGATAAGGATTAAGCATGAAAACATTTAACCAATTCTTTGAAGATTTAGGACAAATGGTTAACAGGGGTTTAGCCCGTGCTACAGACCCTGAGACATCAAAAGAAGCTGCACAGTCAGTAGATCCTACAAAGCTAGAACAAATCGTTCTGGACACGATTAGGAGCTTTCCACAGGGGTGCATTAGTCAGGACGTAGAGCATATGTTGGCTGAATACAGAGCAAGTTCTATTACCCCTAGATATCGTCCTCTGATGAAGAAAGGTTTAATAGTGGATACAGGAGAGAAACGACCAGGTTTCTCAGGACGTAATCAACGAGTAATGAGGGCAGTATGAAACATAAACACGCAGAACTAATACACGCTTGGGCAGATGGTGCAACGATTCAATGTAAATCATATGAAAATGACAAATGGGAAGATATTAGAAGCCCTGCATGGGGTGAACATTTTTTTTACAGAATAAAACCAGAGCCTAAGACAGATTGTGTTAGATATCTTGAAATGCCTATGTTTTGGGGATATGTCGAAAGAAGACCAGAATCAAATATGAAAGTTGTATTTGATGGTGAAACAGGTGAACTGAAATCAGCGAAGGTGTTGAAATGATAGAAGGACCATATTCCTGGTCATTTAGAAAGAGATTAGTAAACTATTTTAAGGAGATCCAAAATGAAATTAAAGCAAGACTACGAAGATTTTATAGCTAAGAATTTGAAAGAATTTTACGGATTACATTATTGTGAACATTGTCTAGAAGTTCAGACAACCAATGAAGTTTGTTGTGGTCATAAGCACTTTATTGGATTTAGAGAATTTGATAGAGACACCCAGCGTAAGATAGTATCAACAGAGTTTGATCGCTATGCGTGAAGAGTGCAATGAGGCGAAGAAATATTGTGGAATTAGGAGACACACAAAGTCTCTTAAGTCCGAAAATTTGTATCGCATTGTGTACAAAGGTATCATGAGATGTGACACTTGTGATACTGTTTATGAATATGAAGTAGTTAACCAACAAATAATTTATAAGATTAGGAATAAAACAAATGAACACATATCAGAAATTGAATCTAGCGAGGAACAAGTTTCATCAGCAGAAACTGAAGAAGTCGGGGTTAAATAAGTTTGCAGGGTATCAGTACTTTGAGCTTGGAGATTTTCTTATTCCTGCTTTAAATATCTTTGATGAAGTAGGTTTGTGCGCCAATATATCTTTTGAAAAAGAATATGCAACCATGACAATAGTAAACATAGATGCTCCTGGTGAGCATACTATTGTCATTACCTCACCAATGGGATCTGCTGCACTTAAAGGATGCCACGAAGTGCAAAACATTGGTGCAGTAGAAACCTATCAAAGAAGATATTTGTGGGTTGCTGCACTTGAGATTGTTGAGCATGATGTATTGGATGCGACAACTGGACAGACCCCCGTTAAACGTCAGACCCCCACCGATAGTGTTATAGAGCTTGATGAGGACTCTGAAAACAAATTGACAGACATTGCCATAGGTATTGAAGATATCGTCTCACAGGGCGATATAGTGGGTGCATACAAAGAGTATTTAAAAGTGACAGATGACGAAGAGAAAACATTTCTTTGGAAGAAGTTAACTAGTACAACAAGGTCAGCAATTAAGAAACATGGAGAATCTTTAAAATGAGTGAATACAAAGCATTTGACAACACAAACAAAGGTACATTGTTTAAAAACGACAATGCTAAAAAGGAAACAGATCCCGTATACAAGGGTCAGATTAATGTAAATGGTACAGAGTACTGGTTAAGTGCTTGGATTAAAGAAAGCAAAAAAGATAAAAAGAAATTCTTTAGCTTATCATTGACACCAAAGGATCGTGACATACAACAATCTACACGCAGAGAAATCCCAGAAGATGACTCCGATGTGCCTTTTTGATTAACCAGTTTTGGGTAGGCATGGGGATTTTGATTGGACTCCTGCCCTGTGTCTACCCTTCTAGGAGAATAATATGCTTATAGATTCTTTAATATTTGCAGCTCTGTGTATGATTGGAGGTGCAGTTTTTACATTAATATCTTGGCTAGTTTTAATATTTCTTTGCGAATCATAGGGGGATCATAATTGCGCCAAGCAACTATCCTGGTAGATGAGAAAGGCTTGGTCCTGTACCGCACCCCCTGAAATTTTGATGCGGTATAGATCCTTTTAGCACCTGGCAGAGGGCAGGTTAATCTACTAACCCTCTATCTTTTTACCTGCTTTTAGGTCAGTTAATGTAAGACCATTGGTGAATTGGAAGTGTGCTTTTTCCTGAAACGATTTCCAATTTCCTGCCCATTCAAGCCCAATACTCTCTCCTATTTCTGCTACTTTTTTCCAAACTGGGTGAGATCCATCCCAGTCGGGTTTCCCAGAGACAAGCGGTACGACATCCAGAGCACAACGATAATTGTGAAAAGATTCACCACCTTTAGCATTAGTGACAATCTTTCCATCTTTAGTGCGTCCTTGAGCATAGAGTTCATTTTGCGACTCAATATCTCTATAAGTGCTTGTAACCAATAGATCAATATCATTTTGCTTACAGGTTTCAATAAAGGCTTCAGCTTTAGCTTTAACCACAGGAAGTAGTTCATTTAAATCTCTAGAATTAATCATTTTTTCACCTTATCAGCAATCTTCTCAAATGTACGTCCACCAAAGTAAAAACTCATCACTACCATACCCCAGTTACCTAATAGCTCAACATATGATCCTCTAGTTTCATAGTTAAACATAGAAGCAATAGCAAACCCTGTATATGCCATTAAAAGGAATATAAGGACCATAGGACGAATATTCTTAGACAACCATGAATCACTAGCCATGTCTGCTTGTAAACGCTTAGTAAGCTCTTCTTGCTCCGTCATATCAGCTTGTAACTGGGCTAACTCACCAGTTTGTTGCATCTTAGCCAACTCCATTTGAGCTTGAGCCTTTGCTTGTGGATCAGGAATTAACTTGTCAATTAACTTATTGCCGATTCCCAGTAGTGCATCTAAACCAAACATATCATTCTCCTAGTTGCAGTATCTTGGTAGATACCCAGTTTGCCTAAACATTTTGTAACACTCAACTTCTTTACCATCATTCATAAAGTTTTTTTTAAACTCTATATACCAACTTTCATCTTCTCTTCTAGTTAAATAGTCTTGCCTGATGTAAAACATTAAACCAAAGATAGTTAACAGTATTGCAACGATTGACGTACCGATAGCAATTCTGTAATGCAAGACATCAAGTTGTTTTTGCCTGTCTCTAGCATCCTTGATATCCTTTTTTTTTGAGCAATATCAAACTTAGCTTTGTCTGCCAATAACTTACTACGTTCTGCCTGGAACTCATCCCACATAGCACCCAACTCTTTAGGTGTCTCATAGATTAAAGTTTGCCTGAGATCGTATTCTGCCTGTTGTAATTGCTTTCTAGCAAGTACATTTTCTAAGGCTTGAGTTTGAATAGATTTACCCTTGGGAGGGTTTTTTTCTCTTTCTTTTAATTCTTTATGGGCTTTTTCACTATGCTCAAAGAATGATCCCAACCCTTGAGATATCTCCTGCATGACCCCAAAAGCCTCTTTGCCTGTATTCTTAAACTCTTTGTACATAGCAACACCCTGCTTAACTGCAGAGAGTACTGCTAAACAGGCAGTAATCGGTTCCATTACTTCTTCCAGAACTGTATAAATGCAGTCAGCGCAGTAAAGAACCCTACAACAATAATAATAGGCTTGGCTACATTGGCTATCCATCCAAGCACTTTAAACGCACCCTGGACGTTATTAAACGCTTCTACCATACCTTTAGTATTAGTATCAATGTCATCAACCTTGGCCTCTAAAGAAACCAACCTTTCGTATATTTGTTCGTGGGTTACGTTTTCCATTATTTTCCACCAGTTTGCTGAATAAATGCCTGACGATATGGAGAACCTAATTTTCCATATTCTTTATATTGTTCAAGTTGTTTGCTGGTTAACTTACCTGATTCAACAGGAGTTGGTGTCGCACTTAAAGGAAGCAATGCCTCACCCAAATTGTTTCTTAATTCTTTAGCGTTCGATGCTTGTGAAGCCGCCATTAACAATCCTGCAACACCTGCAATTTTTGCTTTAGTTCCTAATGGACCATGAATTTCAGGGGGAGGCAATCCTGCTGCTTTTCTTTCTACCCTTGAATATGTTTGCTCAGGAATGTTTTCTTTTAACCATTGCTCATACTTGTTAACGTGTTCATATGCTTTTTTCATGGCATCTTCACCAGATCCATAAGGTTTACCTTCGTTAAAAGTATCTCTTACAAATTTTCTGATATCGTGCCCAACCGCACTTTGCAACCAATTATCTGCACCGCCAAATCCTTCTTTAAATACCTGACCTTCTGGTATTTCATTGGGTTTTCGTCTTGGTTTTGCTGCACCTTTAACTTCTTTTTCAGGTGCTACTTCTTTTTTAATTTGCTCAACACCACCTTGTGTAGGATTTTCGGCAGGATTAGTTAAATTACCTGACTCTTTTGTCGTATTTGTTTCAGCAGGAAATGCTGCATTAGGTGTAGCACTAGCACTTGTAGCCTCAACTTGAGTTAACCCTTGTCCTTCAGGATTATGTAATGGTGACGTACCTTCTCCACTTACAACTGGATTAGGTTCAGTAGTAGCAATAGCAGATGTTGGATTGACAGGAGGTTGTGGATTAGTTTCTGCCTTCAACACTTGTTGAGCAGGTGAAACAGGAGCGGGTTGAGCATTAGGAGTTACTCCACTTGTGGCAAAGTTAGCCATCTCTTGAGGAGTTGACGTAGTTGCTACAGGGGTTGTAGCTTGTGCATTAGGCAAAGTAACAGGTGCAGTTGATGTAGGAGGCGCAACATTAGTTGCAGGAGCAGTTGGAGCAACCCCTGCTTTAGATTGCAATTGTTGTGTTCGCAATTGCTCTCTAGTTAATTGTTCATTTTGTTTTGCAAGTTCAATTCGCCTTAATTCTGCTTGATGTTCTAAGGTTTCTTTGCTTTTTGCTTGTTCAAAAGCTCTTTGCTTTTCTTTATCAATTAATTGATCTCTTTGTATTTTGATTGCTTCAGATGGCTCTAAAGCATTTAATGCTTTTTGTTTTGCAATATCAGTAAGATAATCAATCCCTGCTTTGGCTCCATAATAAGCAACAGGCAACACGGCAGCGGTTGCAGCAACACCAGGATGCTCTTTTGCCGCTCCAACTAATTCATCAATCATATCTGGTTCTTTTTGAACAGAACCAAATTCTTTAGCTTTATTTGTATGATACTGAGCAAGAAAAGATTTATGCTCAGGAGTTTCAAATTGACTAATATGGTTAATTACTTCAGCTTCAGGAATACCCTGTGAAATAGCTTGATCATATAAATCTTGAACTGTTTGTTTGTTTGGTTCGGCCATTATTGCCTCTTATTTGGAGAACCGAATAATCGGATTAGTTTTTCTTGATTTGTTTCTTTAGTTGTTTCTTTTGTTTCTGATTTTGTTTCAGTCTTGCTTGTTGGCACTTTTGCGCTAATAGCTGGAGGAGGCGCAACAGGAGTTCCATTAACTTGATTTACTATTTCTTTTGGAATTTGTTGTTTATTTAAATTTTCAAGCTCAGATGCGTGTTCTTTTAAAAATCTTTCAATATTTAAAGTTCTATTTGCCCTTAATCCTCTAGCCATTGTTCCTGTAGCAAATTCAGCTTCAACAGATCCAATATCAGGAGCACGATTACCTAAAGTAGCTAAAGCCTTTCTAACGTGTTCAGCATATGCTTTTGCCAATTTGCCTTCTGCTTCTGTATATTCTCCATTCGTATATGCAAGACTAAAACTGTCGGTTACATTGTGATCAACATTTGGTGCAGTTACTGCCCCAGGAATGCCACCAACTTCTTTTAATTTATTAGATAATTCTGCTGCTTGTTTTTTTAATCCAATCAATCTAGTAATATCATCAATGTTTTCAATTTTCTTTTGCGAAGCTAATAATTGAGCTTCATTCATTAAATTTTGAGCATTAGAAGTTATTTTGTCAGTTGTTGAATTTTGTTCAGCAAGTTTATTAACAACATCATTAATTTCTTCATTAGATGCTTTTTCACCTTTTGAATTTAAAATTCCTTGATTTTTAGTAAAAACTAAAGGACCATTAATTCCTTGAATTTTAGATAAAGTATTATTTGCTTCTTTAGAATCAAATTGACCAGTAGCTATCTTATTTACTGTATCTTTCGCCAAACTTCTTTGTTGATTTCTATCATTTGTTAATGTATTAACTCTGGCTAAAAAAGCTCTAGTTTCTGGATTAACAGAATATGGAACTAATCTACTTGATAATTCTTTTATTTGTGAACCTGCATCAATTAAAGAATCTGCGGTACTAGCAGCAACAGAAGATTTCTTTAAAACATTAGACCAATCATTTGCCATTGCAGTTTGTATGGCAGTTGCAGATAAACCTTTTGCCTTGTATGCCGCAGCTCTTTCGGCAGAAATATCTCGCACAGAAGAAACAGGTCCCAACTTAGCAAGTTCTTCTGGACTTATTCTTTCTCCATTTGCCCATTCATATCTACGGACATCACCTCTTCCGTTATAAACAGTAACAACTGGTATTCCTTCTCCGTTTCTTCCTATTTCTCTTCTGTCTGAACCACCAGTAAATGCCTTAACCAAATCTCCAAAATTTTGAGATCCTAAAGCCTCATCCAATCTAAACTCATGCGAACCTGCATAATCTTCATTATTTTTTGGGCCAGTATATGCTTTTAAATATTCAGCAGCTTTTAATTTTGTATCTGGATTTGCATTTGGAGAAAATGAATCTCTAATTGCAGTTATTGGTTCTTTATGTAATTCATAATGCTCTTTTTCTGAAAGATCATTTACTGCTTTTAAAGCGGCAGGAGTATTCCAATCAGAATTTGTACTTGATACATCTGAATTGTTAACTAATGGTTGAGTAATTGAAGATACAGTCATTTCTTATCCTAGTAATCTGTTTCATCTGCCTTGGCAGCGTTTAACAATGGATGAGAACCAAAAGATAAACCTGGCATACCCAATTGCATTTGTGAATATGAACCTAATGATGGAGAAGATGGAGAAGGAGGAGTTGGTTTATTAACCAATGAATAATCTACATCAAAAGAAGTATCAACTTTTCCAGGAGGCGGTATTGCGCTTTTGGTTGGCAATTTTGGTATTATTTCTTGCGAAGATCCAAATGGCTTATCTTTGCTATAACCAGCATATTGTTGCCAATTTCCGTAGCCCTGACCATAACCTTGTTGGCTTATTTGAGGAATTGCGGGAAGAAAATTCATGCGAACTCTCTTTCTTTAATTTTTTGATTTATTTGATCAATTTGTAACTGTTGTTGTTGAACTGCTATTGTTAAAACAGCAGTCAATTTTGAATAATCAATTTTTAATATTTCATTTTCTGTATATACTATTTCAGGAATTATTTTTTGCATTTCTTGTGCAGAAAATCCTATTTCTTTTTTATCACCAAGAATTTCTTTGTTTTTCCAAAACCATGAAATTGGATTAATTTTTAATATTTCATTCAAACCATAATTTAAATTATTTATTATGGTTTTTAATCTAATATCACTAAAACTTAAGCCTCCACCTTTTGAAGACCCAGATTGAGTTTGGCCTTGAGTACCTGCATAGTTTGGAGTTTGTTGAGGAGCACCAAATAGTAAACTTGCATATTGACCATAGTTACTTAATGGTGCAGAAGCATATCCAACAGTAGATCCAATAGTTCCAGGTGCTGCGCCTACATTTGTAGTTCCTGCTCCAGTTAATGCTCCATAACCAGATATACCTTGTCCTTGTGCGGTATTTCCTGCATTCAATAAGTTTCCGTAATTTTGACCTGCTTGACCTTGTGCAGTATTACCTGCATTTAACAAGTTGCCATAGTTTTGTCCTGCTTGTCCTGCAAGTGATGTTCCTGTTTGTAGCAAGTTGCCGTAATTTGATCCTGCTTGATTCAAACCTTGTAAACCACCAGTTAACAATGAATTTGCAGCTTGTGCTTGTTGTTGTTGGATTCCTGCTTGTGTTTGTGCCGCAAGTGATCCAAGAGTTTGTGTATTGATGTTTTGCGTTTGTTGAGCCGCCAAAGCATCTCTAGCAGATCCCAATTGACCTGCACCTGCAAATCCTGCTTCTTGTGCTACGTTAGCCCTTTGCGCTGCCTGTTCAGCAGGAGCTAATACACCCGCTATTTGAGATTGCTCATATTGCGGATTAAACAAATTACTTAATGCAGATGATCCTAGATTTGCATTTTGCAAACCCTGTGCGCCTTGTGCATTAGCAAGTTGCATAGCGTTAGATGCGCCACCACCTATTAAATCTAAACCTTGCGCTCCTTGCGCCCCTGCTAAACCACTTGCCCCACCTGCGCCTTGACCTAGTAAAGCATTGCCTTGATTAGCTTGGGTTCCTGCAAGACCTGAAGCACCTGCTCCACCCTTGCCAACCATTGCTTGACCTTGGCCAGTTGCTTGATTAGAAGCGTTTTGAAGACCTTGTGTGCCTCCAATTAAAGCATTAGCACCTACGTTACCTTGTAAGTTACCCGCAGTATTGGCGGTGTTTATAGCGTTTTGAGATGCTTGGTTTACTGCACCTTGTTGATTGCCATATGCTTGTCCTGCGCCTTGTGTAACACCAGTAAGCGTAGGTAAATAACTTTGCAGAAACTGGTTCTGTAAGTTAATAGTTTGTATTTGCTCAGGTGTTAGTTGAGCCTGAGTTGATTGTTGCCCAGAACTTTTTCCACCGCCTCCAGTTATTCCACCCATGATTAACCCTTCCCTTTGCCATGTTGTTGTGGCTGATATGCTTGGTTATTGAATACTGGTTGAGTACTATTGCCTACTGTATTCATGTAATTGTTTGGTTGTCCCATTATAGGTTGTCCAGATGAAACTGTGTTAACCGCTTGACCAGGTTGACTAGGTTGCATAAGTTGCCCTTGTTGGCTACCACCCTTACCTTGTGGCGCAACTCCTACAGGTGTTCCTGGAGGGTTTACATTTTGCCCTGGCAAAGCAGAAGATGTTTTACCTCCTGACATTTGTGTTTGTTGTCCCATAGTTAACCTTTAGAAATTGGTTGCACCATATAAATTGCCGTTTACAACAACTTCAGTTAGTGAACCACTATTGCCGTAATAATAATTACCTGTAATTACAGAATCTTCAATCCAACTATTAGTTTTTATTAATTGGGATGACAAAGTTGTATTATTTCTTTGTACAACCCCCATATATTGATACCCTTGTGATTGTACTGTAATGCCAATTCTTGACCATTGTTCGGTTATGTATTGAGGAACAAGGAAAACAGGTTGTATTCCTGAAAATGTACTCATTGTGTAACTATTGACAGTTCCAGTTGACAACGGATAAGAAAGGGTAGTTTCAAACCCTGCAATAGCCATGTGATCCAATCCAGAATCAAATGTCAAATTACCAGAAGCATCAAACATCCTTAAACCATATCCATTACTTGATTCAGTTAACCCATCAACAGAGAACACAAAGGCTTCTGGCAATGTGTAAGTAGCACCTGTAGCAACAAAAATAGAACAGCTAACCTGATAATAAGTTGCGGTAGGAAAGAAAAACGAATCACCAGTAAACCAAACATCTTGAGTTGTACTAGGTAAATTCCATAAAACAATCTTATTTCTAGTTGCTCCATTTGTTACGTTAGCACTTTGAAATAAATACTCTGTATACCCAGTAACTGTTCTTGTTCCAACAGGTGTAGGGTTCATAGTAACCTTACCCATAAACTCAGCAGCAGGAAATATATTAGATATTGATTGTTGACTTGAATCAGTTAACATATACAACCCATAATTAGGATTGTTAGCAGTAACAGAAAACACAAACAAAGTTGTAGCACTAGGAGTATAAAAAGTAGATCCTGCTTTGTTTACCGCCACAAGCGTTACAGTTGCCTGACCTGAAGAAGTACCCGTATACCAATAATGCGCTCCTGCTCCACATTGATAAACCCTTAAATATGATCCATCAGAAACATCAGGATATGTGTAAGTGGTTGTAGTTCCCGCAGTTTCAGGTGCTCTAGTAATAATTCCTACAAAACAACGTCCACCAGAATCCGTAGGTCCAACTATTGAAGTTACCCCATCAGACTTAAAGACGTTCAGACCAAAGCTCATGCCGTTAAATCTCCCATTTGTACACGCAATGTGCCAGATGAGTCATAAACCTTAATTACATTATTTTGGATTAGTAAACGTGCGCCTGATGTACCACTTAATATTTGTGTATTACCAGAAGTATCAACGATAAATTTACTATTAATGTTTAAACTACCACCGCTTATAGTTGATGAGTTTATTGTTGAGGAATTGATTGTTCCCGCATTTACAGTACCTGCAAAGGTAGAAGCAGAATTAATGGTTGCTGCATTAATAGTACTACTATTGATCGTAGAAGAATTAATTGTTCCTGCGGTAACTGTTCCTGCAAATGTTGATGCAGAATTTATAGTTGCTGCGTTTATTGTAGAAGAATTAATCGTAGATGAGTTAATTGTTGAAGCAGATACAGTACCTGAAAATGATCCAGTTGCTGCACTTAGACTTCCTGTAAACGTACCTGTTGCCGCAGTTAAACTACCCGCAAAGGAAGATGCAGAGTTAATTGTTGCTGCATTAATAGTATTTGAATTAAGTGTAGAAGAATTAATAACAGAAGAGTTAACTGTTACCGCATTTAATGTACCTGCAGTAATTGTTCCCAAGTTTGCATTAATTGCACTTAGTGAACCTACCTTAAGTGTTGCAAGATACGGAGAAGCCCATAATGTTAAATTGGTTGATGGGTTGTATATACCATCTATTTGATATACGTTTTGACTTGCAGTATAAGAAGGAGGGTTTGCTACCCAATGTTCACTTCCTCCCCAAGTATTATCTGGAGGGAATGTTGCGTTACCTGTAGTTGTATAAGTTGCAGGTGTATTGCCTAAAGTTACAGTTGATATTGCATAACCGCTTCTGCCTTGCAAGTTTGTAGCAGTAGAAACAACTGTTAAATCAATAGGTGTACCATTTGGTACTTGTTGATAAGCAGTAGCAGGTGCAGATGTAGCTACGACTAAATTAATCTGCAATCCACCAAATGTTTGATACCAAAGTGCTTTACCGCCTGAAAAAGTACCATTGATTTGATACCAAACATAATCAGCAGGATTGGTTGAGTAAACATTGGTGTTTGTATTTCTCAAACCATAAAAACTATTTGTTGATAATGGGTATGATGAAAAATTAGAAGACCCAGAACCATTATCTGCATAAGCAATATCTAAATATCTATAAAGATACGCAGTCGTTTGACCATTGTTTGCAGTAGCAGTTGTGTTGGTTGAGTTTACTATTCCTGTACCAAAATTAGGATTAAAGTTGGTATTAAGATTTGCAAGGATGTAGTTGATTGCTCCCGCCAAGTCTTGCGAAGATGAGTTTGGCTGAACAAAGTAAGTCATTAGAATGCATCCTCAACAATCGTAGATAAGAATGTCATAGCAGTCATATTCCATGCGCTAGTAGCATCATTTGAAGCAACTTTTAGAGCAACTGTTCTTACATCATTTTGTTGCGTAGTAACCCAAGGATTATCAGTAATGACAAAAACTGTTTCAGTCTCTCCAAATACAGGAGTTTGACCAACAGAACTTGATCCACCCAAAGTAATGCTTATTACAGGGTTAACAGATGGATTTGTTGTACTAACTTCAGGAAATAACCTATGTACATACAATTTATGTGGATAGGAGATAGGATTACCTTCAGGGTCTAACAATGTCATGTTATCTCTTTGAAATAATGTCGATATGGCATTTCCTGAAAAAGATGTACCTTGACCTGTCTGAACCAGTTGTAAGCCTCCTGCGCCTGTATTAGGAGCATAGATAACGCATCTAGATGATAGATTAAATGTCCCACCTGTTGTACCACCAGAATACACAGGAGCTTCTACTGCCATAGCAGAGTTATTAATTGTCTTAGGAGGATTCCATACTTTAAGATCGTATCTGTAAGACAACATCTTATTGCAATACCCAGTAGATGTTAAATCAGGATAGTAAATCTCTACTTGATACTTTTTAGTATTGTTAACTACATGAACATGTTGTATGTAGCTAGGGTTTAAATTGGCATAGAAATAATTCTTTAACTTTTGATTAGCCAAAGATACAAAGTTACTTCCATCAAATGCCCAAATATCTCTAGCATCAACCCCATAAACTACATCATCACCATTATCCCAACAGTTTTGATTAAGTAACCCTCTACCCTTTTTGAAAGGAGATATAGCAAATACAGGTGCGTTATAGCTTTGGTAAGCTATTGGAGAAAAGATTACTGTATCCCAGTAACTACAAACATAGAAATTAGGACCTAGAGGAAATCCATCAATTATTGGACCTCTAACAGGAATTTCTAATTCGTTTGCAGTATTTGTAAGAGTTGGTGCCCAGGTTGCAGGAACACCAGTATTAGCAAAAGACTGACTCCATCTTACTGAAGTAGGATAGTTCTTTGTTGTTGTAGAAGTACTTTTAGTTAAGTTACCCGCAATAAGAATATTACCAATATTTGGAGAAGAAAATTCTCTAACAAATGCTGCGGTAACAGATGTAATACCCAATGATGTTTCATAGTTCCAAACATAAGTATTTGGTGTTTGATCAGAATAAGCATTGTCATACAGACGTATTTGCGTATCTGAAGGCAATAAATACATTGGCGGGTTAATGCTATCGTTAATGATAAACACTTGCCCAATCCAAGATCCTGTTATTGATGGATTAGATGAATATCCTGTACCAACAAAAGGTGATGGAGGAGTTATTGTAGAAATACCTGCGTTATCTACTTTGTACCAAATACCTGCTGAAGTAGCAATAATATAGGTCCAACTATTGTTAAATCTAAAACCACCTTCAATAAAGATTATGTTTCCAGTTATTGCAGTTAATATGGATATTTCACCATCAACCTTTTTCAAACCACGAACATCTGCCTCAATGTTATACCCATTATTGAATTCATTTGGAGCAAGCGCATTGCTAGGAACATCGGGTGTAAAAGACATCGATGCAAATGGAACTCTTAATGGTGTATAACCTTCAGACATATTATTCGCTCTTTACTTCAACAGGATTTTGTTGTGCATTTATTTCTTTTTGCACCGCCTCAATGATCTGAAATACTTCTTGAAAAGGTTTTGTTCCAAGATAGCTCATAACCATGTTGAGTGTCTGTACGGATAATTTTATTTCTTGCATATTAATTCCCTGTAGGTTGGTTAAGTTCAATGTATCG